GTTCCGTTCATATGAGCAAAAGTGGTGTTGAAGAAACATCCGTTTTGTGATGTTTTTTTAATCTTTTTGGGGTTTTAATTCCTATCGATCAAGTGTGCGGGCACCCAGCAATTACGAGAAAGAATTAGCCGTGTTTTGGGCGACGTTATTACGCCAGATCATCATAAACAAGCCGAGAAAAGTGGCTTGGAAAGGTGTCACCTTGAGGCGGCATTAAACATTAAGCCGGGGCATACGCTTGGCATTATTGATGCACTATTGGTTCATAAGATGGCCAGGGCTTTATTGCCGCTGGTGGCTGAAAAGCATGAGGCGGACCATGCCAACGAAAGCTGAGTTACAGGCGCGCATAGAGATTCTTGAAAAAGAGAATGCGAGTCTAAAAGGAATGCTGGCGCGGGCGGAAAGGGAATTATCAGGCAAATTATTGCCAGAAGAGCTGCCACCAGCAGATATACCTGATCGAGTGTCCTGGTGGATGAAGTATTTCCGTGCACCGTGGGAGGCGTTTTGGTGCTACGACCATCGCAGATGGTGTGATGAGCTTGATAGCAGTTTCCCCTATTTTGCGGAAGGGAACTCTTGCCCTGAATGTAGGAGTTAATGATGACCGGCGAGCTTTATTTTAAAATGTTTCTCGTTAGGAGTGCAGTCAAAATTTTTGGGCAATACAGGATCGAGAGGAATGCGATTAGGCATAGCTAATTCCTTATTAACTGATTGGCAACGAGGTTACGCTGATCCGTTGGTGATGAATAGTAGCAAAGCGCACAAAATCATCTGCGGTGGTTGATGTACATAACGCGTTTGCACCAAAGGTGTCTCTTTAATGTATACTGTATAAATGAACAGTATTGTTGAGGTTAAAACGCTATGGGCTTCCCTTCTCCTGCGGCGGATTATGTTGAAAGCAGAATTTCTCTTGATCAGCAACTAATCAGGCATCCATCAGCGACATACTTCATGCGGGCGGCAGACAGCCATCACCGTGAAGGAATATTGCAGGGTGCTTTGCTGGTGGTCGATTCCTCACTTACTCCGGTTGATGGTTCGCTACTTGTCTGCGCTATGGAGGGTGAATATCGCATAAAGAGATACAGGAAGTATCCGCGCCAGCACCTGGAGGATTTAAGCACCGGGAAGAAAGAGGCGTTACCAGTAGATGACGATGGATGCACGGGCAGTAATGCTGTTTTTGGTGTGATCACTCATGTCATCAATGATGCCCGAAGTGGGGAGTTTGATGATTGTCCGGTTATTTAAGCTGCAAAGAGCTGGTGCTTTATGCCTGTGAAGTTTATAATTGTGTACACATAACGAGTACACGAGGTGTTTATGCGATCCATTAACTTCCGTACCGCGCGCGGCAACCTTTCTGAAGTGCTCAACAATGTTGAAGCCGGGGAAGAGGTTGAAATCACCCGCAGAGGCCGTGAGCCAGCAGTAATTGTCAGTAAGGCTACTTTCGAAGCCTACAAAAAAGCGGCGCTGGATGCTGAATTTGCATCCCTGTTTGACACCCTGGACTCCACCAACAAGGAACTGGTTAACCGATAATGAGGCATATATCACCGGAAGAACTTATTGCGCTTCATGATGCGAATATAAACCGCTACGGCGGCCTGCCGGGAATGTCAGATCCGGGTAGGGCAGAGGCCATTATCGGGAGAGTTCAGGCCAGAGTTGCCTACGAAGAGATCACCGACCTTTTCGAAGTCTCCGCCACCTACCTGGTGGCTACAGCGAGAGGGCATATATTCAATGATGCCAATAAGCGTACCGCGCTAAACAGTGCGCTGTTATTTCTACGCCGTAACGGGGTGCAGGTATTTGATTCACCTGAACTGGCAGACCTTACTGTAGGCGCTGCGACTGGCGAGATATCTGTATCTTCTGTCGCCGACACGTTACGTAGATTGTATGGTTCTGCGGAGTAGATTAATGGCACGTAAATACAACAAGTTGTCCCGTGAAGCGTTAAAGATGCTTCTTGATGGCGTGAGTCGCCGCGAGGTAAAGCAATACCTGGTTGGTAAGCAAATTGGTGCCAGGACCGCTATTGCTGTGTTATGCCGTCAGGAAATGGTTGTGCTTAAACAGAGAATGCTTGGTAGCAGACAAAGTGCTTCCAGTATTTGAAAAGAAGCCCGCCATACCAAGCGGGCTTTTTGTTATTTCACCTCTTCTGCCGCTGTATCATTGGACTGTTCTTCTTTGGCCCGTTCTGCAATCGCCGCACGGCATTTCGCCCTGGCTATAGCGATTGCTTCAGCTCGCACATCGTCTGGAATCGTTGACGTGATATACATATCCAGTTCTTCGGCACGGAATACTGTTTGGTCCAGATATTCGCGTAGCATCCAGGTAAATTCGAAATCACACGCGATAATCTCTGCGCTACCTTCTGCACCATTTGGGAAATGAATAAATGCCTGTTTAGCCAAACCGATAACACGACATGCGGTTGCCAAAACAGCGACAACCAGGTTTACATTTTCACACGCTACGGGCTGATTAACGCCGGAGATTACTCCATTTAACTGTCGGTTATATGGAAGGTAGTTTGAGATGCGTTCTACGCGCCATGTGCCAGTCAGGCTGCCATTTTTAAAGATAATTGGTGTAACGGATAGCCCAAGCTCGCGTATAAGTCGTTGCGCTATAGCAGGATCATTAAACAGGTCTAATGCTACACATTCGAAAGACTGCGCAAGGGCAAACAGTTCTTCCAGAGAGTAGTCTTTGCCCCTGGCGGTGATGTAACGACGAACGCCGCTGTCTGCATCACTCCATATAGCTACGCCATGCTCTTCATTCAGCTCTTCATTAAAGCCGAGATACGTCATGATAGTGCGTTCAATCGTGTCAAACGGCAGTGACATGTCGGCGTTAACAGCCACCAGCAGGCCATTACGCAAGCGGTATTGAATTGTTTTGGTGCTTTCCATGTCAAATCACTCCACTACAAACCAGTCACAAGCCAGTAAATCATCAACAGACGGCAACCAAACGCTGTCCATATTTTGTGCATCTTTCAATACGAAATGGTCACCATAAGGAACCTGAATGTCGTGTAAATTGACGCTCCCAGCGAGAACTAACCAGCAGAATTGCTTTTCGCCTTTCCACTCGCGTCGAGCTACATTTTTTCCTTCTTTCAGCCACATTAGCGCATCAGAAAAGTCGGCTGCTTCAAGGTCGATTTCCTCTTGCTGGGTAGTGGTACCACCAGCAGAAATAGTTACGCTCCCGGTAATATTAATCATCACGCCGTTGTCATCCGTAATGATGACCGTGGTTCCATTTTCGGAGGCGTCGTTAACCAGGCCATAGCATTCCTCAAATGGTTTCTCCGGGGCATAGAACAGATAACCGTTTTCATAAACGATCAGATACCCGCCAGTTTTTGGTCGGTGTTTTTGTAAAAACATTGCGTCAACACAAACTGTTGCCCCTTTTGGTTCAACGAGTTCAATGCAGCCCCAAAGTGGGGCATCAGTTACTCCGAAAATAACAACATTTTTGATTTTCGATGCACTAACGTTTTTGTGAGCTTTGTATTTGGGAAGGAACTTAAAAAGCTCTTTCGTTGCCATGTAATTCATAGCCTTTCCTCTGCTTAAAACTTTGCGTACTGAAGCGGTGTGCGCTTGATTTCAAAGTGGTCTTCCGATGTGCTACCAAAGCCACCAGTACCACGTTCCGTTTCGTTGAGTTCCTCAACCTCGACTAGTGAGACTTGTTCAACACGCTCAAAAATGCCTTGCATGACAGCCATTCCAGGCTTGAGACGAACGACTTCCCCGCCTGGATCAGTAATCAGTTTTGCCATGATTTCACCGCGATAATCAGAGTCGATAATTCCTACGCAGTTAGCCAGGCGAGTATGTTTTTTGCAGCCCAATCCGGAGCGCGGATAGAGTTTCAGACACCAGCCGGGCGGGATCTCCATAGCCAGTCCGGTGTACACCCACCAGCTTGAGGAAATTGCACCATTGCTATCGACGCATGGTTTTATTTCAACAGCCTCAAAATCCATCGCCGCCGATCCGGAGGTGGCATAAGCTGGAAGTTTTGCTGCCGGATGTAGGCGTTTCACTTTTACGTAAATCATTGTTTTTTAGCTCTCTGCGTGAAGGTGTAAACCCGACGTTTGATATGTGGAACGGTGGGAACAGGAAGACAGGAACTTTCAATAACTCCTTGCTCCTCCAGCGATCGCACCGCCCGCAAGAACTGCGACGTGTCGCCGCCAAACTGGCGGGCATAGGTGCTGCCGTTATGAAGTATTTGAGCTATTACCCGAGCTTTTGTCTGGCTGTCACGATATGCGAATAGCCGCACGGCCTCTTCTGGCGCAATCGCTAACTGATAGCCTTTCCCGGCACGGTGTCGAATGAATCCATGCGCCAGTAGGTTTTTGAGTTCGTTACGAGTGCGAACAGTTCCGTAATCCAGGAAGTGTGGATTGATAACGACTGGCTTAAACCATTCCGTAGGTGCTTTAGCTAATAGAGTTAACAGATTCCCGGATAATTCTGGATAGGAAGATGGGTAACAATTCAGAGATGGGTAATAAGTTTTCACCGACGCCCCCTTGCAGGATATCGACCTGCATTAGTATCCGGTGCAATAAAGCCGGTAGTGGGGCGAGTGAAAGCAAGATTAATCTTCTCGACCATAGTGCGATAATTTTCCTGATAGTGGGCCAGGAGTTTTTCGGCGGCAATGATGGTTACTTTCCGGACGTAGCTTTCTGCTTCCGCCAGATTTCGCCAGTTTTTTTCGAGGGTAAACACAGGGACGGCCTCAAGCCCGGTCATGATGCCGAACACAACGACAGCATGACTGTTCTTAACACCAGCGGCGAAGGTTACGGTGTAACCATCCACCTTGAAGCGTCTTGATTCCGTGATTTGACTCTGCAAAGCACCCTCCTAAATAGGCGAGGGTACTTTACAGCAAAGGCGTTAATCTAAAAAGATGTGTTAGAAATTTAATTTAAGAATCCATCAGGCGGCTATTAGCCCCCACAGACACGCCGCCACGGCGAAGATACCGCATAAGTGTTTCCGGTTTCTTCCAGGTTCCTTCCTGCATGATCTCCACCATAGACACCTGCTTTTCAGCCATATCAATAGCGGCCCCGACGCGTGCACTATGCCCGGTCCACGTCCGGTATCTTCCTTTGTTTGGCGTAGCATCTCTTTTATTCAGCAACACCCAGGCGTCGCTGAATATTTTCTCCATTGCAGGTGCAGTAAGGGGCGTTGTCGTGAGCCTGGCCTTATTGCTACGGTGTATCGGCGGGAACAGCACTGCGTCAGGATGTTCGCGAAGCCCGGAAACATCCAGCCAGTCATTCAGCACAGCGGTAGTGCGACGGGAAAGCACCTTATCAAGCCCGGCGGCGGTCGTTATTGTCTTCGTGTGTGAAATATGTAGCGTGACAGTGTCACCTGTTTGGTCCAGATCTCCTACACGAATACGCGATATTTCCGACATACGCATCAGCGTATTGTATGCAACAAAGAGAAAAGCCCGGTTGCGCAGGTCCACCAGCCGTTCTGACCTGGACAGCAGGACGTCGAGCAGTTTCAGATCGTCCCACCGCAGCGGTATAGCCTGGCCTGTTCGTTCGCCTTTTTCAGTTGCCGCTTCGCGCCGGATGCGCCGCATAGCCAGAGAAACACTTTTATCATCCGAAAGTGGTGGAAGGCCACAATGCGAAAGCAGCATGTTCAGCATGGCGTAGTGCTTATCAATGGTGGTCGAAGCCAGATCGGCATCATGCAGCTGAAGAAAATACTCGCGGGCCATTTCTGGTGAGATCGGAAACCAGGCAAGCTGGCGAGCGTGACACCAGCGCGCCCAGGAATGAAACACCAACCGGAGGTCGCGCAGAGTATTCGGCGCATAAGCCCCCTGGTCATTCATGAACCGCATAAAGTTTTCTGCGGCTTCCTGGTACTCTTTGCCAATGTTGCGCAGAAAACCACCGGAACTGCCAGAGATAATTAATTCACTCATGAAACTATTTCACCTCTATATACAGATGACGCTACGCGAAAAATATAAAAATGACAGGGTAGCTATAAGTTAATTTTCAAAATACAAGCCTTTGATTCGAGGCACGTATTTTCAGTGATGTCAACACTGTTCATCTACACATGATTATAGCCTAACTTTAAATAATGCCAATTATTTAAAGTTATAAAATGGCGATTTTTTTTAATCCATCACAGATTGATTCTGACCAGTAACACGTTGCCTTCATGGTCTTTAATTTGCGAAGTGTGGTTTATACAGTTGGTTTTCTAAAATTGATGACAAAAAATCACAGTTCGATCCTTTACTCACTCTGTTATTCGACATAAATTTGTCATAGTAATTTTATGTTAGAAAACTAAATCGAGTAGGAATAATGAGTAAGAAGTCGATCGAGAAAGAGTACAAACGGTTCCTGCAAACCGCTGAACGGTGGAAAGAGCTGGTGGTCGCAAACTCTGTTTTCCATGATACCAGTTATGCTGGCGAGGAATTCCGCCATGTTGCATTAACGCATGACCAAAACATATTAGAAGAAGCTGAAAAATGTCTTGCTGAATGGAAAGCCTTCGTTGACATGTGTCGCGATGCCGACGGCAAAGCGTCGAACATTGTTGAGTCTGTATATTCTCCGATCCCATTCATCATTGAGGACACCAATCAAAGCACGCATGTTGTTGTGCAAAGCGCTACAACAACACGTACATTTACACGTGAACAATTGCTCAAAAAATACGACAAAATCATAAAGAAAAGCCTGAAAAATAGGGTTTTTTCTCAAATCGTAGGTGCTCTTGAAGAAGAACAGCGCTTCTTTGAAGCTGAGCCTGAAGGCGAGATCTACCGGGCGCGTAAAGAGGCATATACAGATGTTGTGCTGACAACAAACATCGAAGGCAGCAATGCCCTTTCTCGCTTTAGAGTTGGCGCACATGGCGCATTGGTTTTCGCAAGACTACCGAAGACAACGATCCCCGTTGTCAATAATGTTGGTGAACGCCGGAGCATTACAATTTATTCTGGCGTCGAATCGGTACCTTGCAGCCTTCTCGGCGATTTTAACTTATATCGTGTTCGTGACCTGGAAAAACACCAGCCAAGCTACGTTGCGAAGTCGTACATCTTAAGGAACATCGATATTCGCAATGAAAGCCTTAAGCAGAAATCCGCTAAGATGCTGGAGGATGCCGATCCGGCTATTCGCCATATCATTGAGCGTAAGATACGTACATCACGTGAAGCAATGGCAAGGCTGGATAAAATGGATCTGGAATTGTTAGACGTAATGATGGCCTCTGGAGACGACCTGACCGGCATTAAACTAAATGAAGCTCGTAAAAAATACGGCAAAGCAATCGAAGAACGTTACGGATACACATTCCCCCAAACGCAGTACGCCGCGAAGCTCTGGTAATCACAACTGGCCCCGCATCGCGGGGCTTTATATATCCAGATCTGGCATTTCGATATCCGCCAGAACCTGATCTCGGAAAGTTGCCATTTCGGCACCAATATCTTCATTAGCAGGCACATAGTCCACCAGCATAGTGAAGCAGTAGGTATCCCATCGGTCAGGCGATTTGATGTTTAGCTTTTGCCGCATGTGCTCTTTGCGCATCATCGCCATTTTCCCTTCCTCATTCAGTAAAAAGGGGATTTTTGACGCTTGCTCTGCCGTTTTAGGGTCACTGTCTATCCGCATACGCCCTGACTTTATGGCATCACGCGCCATAATATTTGCGTAGGCACGCTGATTAACAAATCGCTCCCTGTCTTTGTTCGCAAACATGGGTTTTCCCCACCGAATACGTACCGGGTTCGCACCACGACGCACCAACTGCGCACACGCATCAGAACCAAAACCATCGGCATCAACCGCGATTGTTATATTCGGGTATTTTTCCGGCGTACATTCGTTATATATGAAGTCAGCAAAGGCCAATGGGTCCATAGTGCCAGGCATCTCCATTACCTTAAAGTTAACAACGCGCCGCTTATCCCTGTGACCAGATACCTTGCAGATGTTGAGGACCGACTTATCTCGCCCATTACCAACGTCAGCCGTTGCCACCCATCCCCAGTTTTTCTCCAACAACACCTTGCGGCGAGCTGCGCGATCGCATTCATCACGACCAAGCAAATAGCCGTTAATTTCTCGTGGGAACTGACCAAGCACCTTGACCATGTACTCAATAGAATCGCGCCCGCCATATTCCAGAAGCTTCTGCTTGATGAATTGTGGTGTGACGAACGGTGATTCTTCCGAGTTAAGAACAATTGCTGTCCAGATCCCTTTCGGGTTGTCTGGGGTTTTTGCTTGAGAATGGTGCGAATCGTAGAAATAACCACTTGGCCTTGTTGGCTGGGATAGCATCAACATCCGGTTATCTTCTTCAGTAAGAGCACCGGTCATTACGCCGATCGCCTTATCAGATATACCAGATGCTTCATCCAGAATTAGAAGCAAATGTGCCGCATGTTCCCCCGCCAGCGCTTCTTCGTTGCCGAGTCGATAACCTTTGCAGAGAACTTCCCAAATCCCCTTACGGGAGCGCTCATAAAACATGGTGTCAGAGAGGACAAAATAGGTCTGCAACCACCCATGACGCTTAACTGCATTCGCCCAATACTGTTTAACGTATTTGAATACGCCTGTTTTTACCTGGCCTATCTTGTTAGCAACAATGATGACACGGGCATCGGGGAACAGGATCATAAAAATCAACAGCAACATCGCGGTAAGGGACGACTTCCCCGTTCCGTGTCCGGACGTGACGGTCGTCCTACTCCCCGTTTCCTGCACTGACTGAATGATCTGCTGCTGCTGGTGGGAGGGGAACATCCCAAAAATATCGACAACAGCCTGGGTAAAGTTGTAGCGGTATTTGATTACCATATCGCGCCAGCGTGGATCGCTGGTGACGCATTTAATCTTGCGCCCGCCAGCCATTAATCATCCTCCGGCGGTTCTATCGCGATATCATCATCTCCGGCGTCATACCCTGCATCAGATGCATCATAATCACCGTAAATTTCAGCCGTTGCCGAAGGGTCAATATCCAGCTCTTCGTCGTTGGCCTCGAATTCTCCAGCTTTACGCTCGCCATTGCGGTCGTAATCTCCGCACCCCAATTCTTCAACAATGGTTGCCACATCCGCCCGGCGCTCTGCCAGCCATTGCGGATGGTTAGCCTGAAGCGTTGCAAACTCCCTTGCCTCTTTGTCCAGCTGTTCATCATCAACATCATTGACGTCAGAAACAGGTGGTTCGAGAAGAGTGATAGCTTTCGCCGCGCGCGCCGCGAGGATAGCCGGGACGCTGACCCCCTGGCGCTCGATGTATTCAGCAACACCGATATCATCCAGTTCCTCGCGCTCACGCATACGTATAGCGGCGGCGATAACTCTGGCAGCGCGTGCGTCAGCGCCAATGCGATATTCAATCTCTTTGCCACGCTGTTCGGCCTGTAGGCGTGCTAATTCGAGTTTTTCTCTGGCCTCAGCCTCTTTGAATGCTTGCTGGCGAGCGCTCTGACGAAGCTTTTCATCCCCCTGTCGCAGCTTTTGTTCGGACTGATATATAGCTGCCAACCTACTGATAAAATCATTCATGTAGTAGGCCGCGTCACTGATTAGACCGAGAAGGCGCTGCCCAGGGTGCATTCCTTCTGGCTCTTTATCGCCCAAGGCGTCTATTTCCGCCTGTAGACGTTCGGCCTCCTGATCAACAATGCTTTGATACTGAAGTGCGCGCTCTTGCGCCATTTGAATTGCTAACCGCAGGTGTTCTTCTGCGCCGTTCTTCATCATATCGCGAGCCACATTCGTAGTGGGCAATGTGGCACGCTGCACAGCACCGCCAGGGATCATTGCTGAAGATCCCTCAATTTTTGGGGCGCTTTTATCTTCTTCGGGGATCATTTTCGCCATTTTTTCGCGCAATGGTCTCCTGACAGATTCTTTTATCTCATTGTTATTATTTGCATTATTTTCATGATCCGAAGTTTTCTTTCTCGGCATACTTCGGAAAGAACCTGCGCCCTGCGAATTGTCAATTTCTGTAAATTTTGTTTTTTCTGCACCCTCTTCCAGCTTTTTTGTTGCTCTTCCCGCCCGTTTTTTTTCAGGTGATTTGGTGCTTTTTTTTGTTGTCTTTACCTGCGACCGCACCTCATTTTTTTTCATATTGAGATGCTTTCTGGCTGTATTGAAGCTAAGGCCATGCTCCTCACAGTATTCCTTTACAGTGATCCCTTTTTCTTCACGCAACGCTATAAAGCGGGCGCGGTGCTCCTCCCAATTAACCAGACTCATAAAGCAACACCACGCTTTTTAACGGCGGCATTCCACAGCTTATTCGCCATGTCCACCAGCTCTCGTTGCTCTTTTCGCGCCTGTTCGACTGATTTCCTGCTACAGTTTTTAACCAGTAAGCTACCGTATTCAGGCGTGCGCCCGCGCACCTTGAACTGATATCCGTTCAGACCATGTAGCCAGTATTTTCGTGGATACACACGATCATCCAGCTCACAGATTGCCCTGCTTGAACGAACAAAATGACGAATGATGTTAGTTACACTTACTCGTGAAACATGGAGATGAGGGTATTTTTCTTTGGCGAGAGTGGTAATTTCAGTGACTGTCAGATAGCAGTCAGCCCTGATCATGATATCCGCAATTTCTGCGCTGCTGATTTGTTCCATTAATCCCCCGGGCAGGAAATGACCGAGGGGATGATAATGAGAATGTTAAAACTGTATAGACTGGTAAAAAGATGATTATATTAGAAAATTAATATTAAATACCTAACACTACCAGCGAGACAAACGAACAACATGTTTCACTTTTGCGATCCACTTTCCGCGATAACTATTGATTACGGCCTGTGCCAGCTTCAAATTGGCTTCAAAATCAGCCTTACTACCATCAGACTCCACCAGCATTCCTCCATCTATTTCTGGTAAACATAGATAATCCTGCTCAACCTGCAGCGGCATTGATGGCTCTCTGAATGGCGTTACTTGCTCTGCTTTCCAGCGAAATCTAACCCTCATCCCCCTGGTGGTCATTACTAGATAGCCTGTTATAGTGCTTTTATGGCCCACATCAGTACGCGTGGCATTGCATGACACGATCTTACAGTTAGCGATAGACCACTCCATATTGGTGGCCTGTTGAGTGCTTAATTTGGTAGTCCCGTACATCAGAAAGCCTCCCAGTCAGTCGCGATAATATCCACACCAGTTGCAAACCAGTCTGTCTGCGCCTGTAAATCCCCATTCATCATTACCAAGCGAGGCATCACCATCACATCGCACCCTTCCACAATATCGAATGCCTCTTCCGGTAAGAATTCGAAGAGCTTTTCTTTGCTGCCAATGCTGCCACGGAACATCGATATATAGCTCCCTTTAGGCCATGATGTCCGCCGGGCATCAAGCCCTTTCATCATCCAGTAAAAAGCCGAGGAAAAAGGGATATTCTTTTTGCCAATGATTACATTATTCGCTTCTGTGTACTTCAGGAACTTAACTAACCTTACCATTGACTCGGATAACGCAACGTATGGCTCATGATTGATTGCTGACACGCTTACACCGTGCAATCCAACGCTTACCACTGTCATATCGCCGCTCTGTGCGGTTTCGATATTGACGCCTTTGCGAACTAATGAGGCGTAAAGTTCCTCTCGCTTTTGGGTCCAGCGTTCCCGCTTCCCTATGAAGTCACTCAAAATGAGATCTTCTTCTGCATGTGCGTTATCGTTCGCCATTAACATAACGTCTCCTTTTTACACGCGCGACCATCTCTCGGTTAAACCGATAGAGATGTCGAAACTTCGTATTAATTAAGGGTTACAGCCTGAGCGGCTATATGATGAATTGAAAGGAGTTGTGGCGGTGGTGCCTCCACCTGCCAGGTCAGCCACGCCCGGCGACGACACTTATCAGAACCTCAATGAATGAAAATGGCTTCGTCACGAGCGCATAGCCGCAATTACCACAACGGAAACGGCGCTCGCGTTAATTAAACGCCTTTTCCTGTTGTGCGCCGTACTCTTCCGGCTGTCACACCGAATCGCCAGGATGGTGAGTCCTCGGTCCGACGATATGAACGGGGCTTGCACATTCCGGCTACCTGGTTTGTTGCCTGAGCTAGGGGCAAGGTTCCCCCCTTTTAACGTCACCAGACCGCTAACGACGCATGTGCCAGACGCCGTGTTACAACCAAATGTGGTGGCCCCTACCGGACTTGAACCGGTGACCGTGCGATTATGAGTCGCCAGCTCTAACCACTGAGCTAAAGGGCCAGATTACTGTTAATTCCGCTTACGCTTTTTGCCAGAACCGCGTAAGGCTTTTGCCGCTTGCTCGACCCCATATGCAACCACCAGCAAAAATAAAAATGTCCAACCAGGGTTCTTATCGGCAAACGCCCAAAAATTCATCACTTACAGCCACCTTGCATTTCCTTGGATAATTCATTGATTTTAGTGCTCAATAAGTAATCAAAATAAAGATAAAACACAAAAGTAACGATAGTGCTTAAAGTGTCTGAAATTGCGTATTTCAGCTCAGGAAGCATGACAAAGCAGACAAATAGCGGAAGAAATAACTGCACTATGCACAGGCTCTTCTTCCACAACCATCTATATCTGAAGTCTGACAACAAAAACTCCATTGCTTGAAACTTTATTAGATTGCGGTGCCTGGTGCCTCCAGGTGACGTTAACCAGTTAACAATTAACGTCGGGATGTTTGACTTAACCACTAAGGAGGATTGTTTTAACTGTTCCGCGTGCGCTTAGCCGCATTCACCGCAATGGTAAGAGCACTTGGCTGGCTGGGCGGCGATGACGCCTGTACGCATTTGGTGATCCGGTTCTGCTTCCGGCATTCGCTTAATTAGCCAAATACTCTTAACGTTGCGATGGCGGAGAGTAATGGAATCGAACCATCATCGCTTGCGCAATGGGACGGTTTTCAAGACCGCTTGAGCACCATGCTCCCTACTCTCCAGTGATTGTGGTGGTCGGTGCTGATCTCCGACACAGGGTTGTAGCAAGCCCCGCAAAGCGCGCACTACTGTAGTTGCGGCACATCAGCCTGTGCATTCACCACAATGTTGAGAACACTGGTTGTCACGCGGCAACGCAACATTTATTCATAGATTGGGATATGACCCCGTTACGCCAATGTTCTCAATATTATGTTGGTGCCGGTTAACGGACTTGAACCGCTGGCCATTCGCTTACAAAGCGACTGCTCTACCAACTGAGCTAAACCGGCAATTTGGTGGGGAGTGATGGAGTCGAACCACCCGAGTCGCAATGACAGTAGATTTACAGTCTACCCCGCTACCCCTACGGACTAACTCCCCTAAATTGGCGATGGTGGGCGGATTCGAACCACCGACCGACAGCTTAGAAGGCTGCTGCTCTATCCTACTGAGCTACACCATCACTTGCCGGGTACGTCTCCGGCGAGGGCTTCCACCTCCGTATGCTTTTCGGCGCACCGCGCCCTGGCTGCAATTCGGTAACAGGGGATGCACAACCCTGGCTTCCAGCGTGATTAGCGCCTTCAGCATGACGGGATATACCCGTTACAAGACATTATCCCAGAAAGCCATTAACCAATGGCTGTTACGCGGGAGGGACGTAACAGGTAAGGGCGCTGACCAGAAAGACCTGACCCTTCTCATTCATCTGGTTAATCACACCAGCGCCCTTGCCTGTTATGCCTCCCCGTTCCCTAATACACAGACGGGGACACTCTGCGGTCGATTTTTTGACGGGGGACGACTCATACCCCGTGGCGTCTGGCTTCTTAGGCCGCTACCATCATCAGATCATCGTTTGCATTTACTTTAATGGTCGGTTTCTAAACCGCCGCAAAGTCGCTAACCATGACGAAAACCCTAAAAAAGCCCACCCGAAGATGGGCAAATACGCTACATCTCACACAAGAAAGAAGCCGACTGCCTGAGCTGGATTCACTTTCAAATGCCCGCTGAAAGGGATCACAAGTCGGCTTCTTTCTTGATGCGGCACTCTCTCCGCCCGTCACCGCTCTGTCTCGGTTGTCGCGTTTGCCACGCCAGCCGTAACGAGGTTTAAAGTCTTTGCACGTTTCCATCACTCGACTGCCGTCTGTGGCTGTTCGTTGCAGCGGGGGTGCCTCCCCCTGGGGATATCCCCGGCCTTACCCCATTCTTTCAAGACACAATGCAAGGCCACATCCGCATAGGTGCATTACTGCAACATTAAGGAGACTCAGGGCAAAAGGTAACCGCCACAAAAATCCCTATGCCTCCTTAATGTTGAAGATGTGCATTGATGATTAGATGCAGCATGTACCGTTACTCTCTGCCGGACCATCATCAATGAACACCTTAAAAAGACCTTCCGTGGCTCAACATGTATTGTCGTTTACTCCGCAAAGTGCTCTCTCTGAAACCACTTTCCGCACTAAACCTACTGAACTTTGGCCTGCACGGTGCCAAAGCGTGCTCTTGCGTTACTATACTTTTCTAACACTTTAATTTGTTAAATGCTGGTGGGTGAACAATAACCAATAAGTGACTATCAAGCCCAGCAAGCGAAACGTGGGTACCGCCCACCAGCAAGGAAAATTCTATGTTAAGTTACCTTCACAATCAATACATTCGAATTGTGATTTTAGATTTCTAACACATTGTTTCCCGTAAAGATCTTCTACACCCCCATTCTTCTTATCCCATTCGTTCGCCCATACCCGGCAAGCGTCAATGATTTCCTGACGACGATCTCCTTGCATGAACGGAATGCTTTCATGGAAACAGCTTGGAATGCAGGCCACACTGAATACAGTATCAAACTCCGTCTGCTTGATTGCCTCCAGCGTCTCCGGACGCATTTTTAATTCATCGATTGGCGCATCCTTAGAGTCCATAATCCGGCGATATAAGCGCGGAAAATCCGTCTCCAGGTACGCCATAATTTTATCTGCGAGACATTCGTCTATGTCGGTATTCCAGTCCTTTTCGAAGCCCGGCAGGCGATAGTAAAGCGGCGTTCCCCATACCGATGGGATCACATCCATCGTTAACAGGCGATTGGTTCTGATTTGTTGATGGTAATTAGCCGTCAGCAGTGCTTCGCCACGCTGCCCAGTTTCCGCAACCAGGCCGTGCGGATACTCATGGATGTAGGCAATGGCATCCCTTCCGTCATACATAAGTGGAAATGTCTCTGGTCTTTGTCCCATGCCACAAGCACGGTTCAGATCGTGACCAAGCTGTGAGCACTCTCGCTTTAATGTTTCGATAATGCTCTGCGCTGTAGCCAACTTTTTACGCAGTGTGACGCCTTCGCCTTGATAATCAATGCATTGCTGATTGAGCTTGGTTAAACGCTCTTTTAGTTCCCGGCGCTCTCTTTTCAGCGTGCGGTTATCCTTCTCCGCAACATCCAGCCGCTTTGTCAGGCTGGGCGGATAGTCTTTTTTGTAACGGTTCAAATCAGCTTCGGCAGATTTACGCAGTGTATTTGCCTGTTCAAGACGCGCTTCCAGATTGCCGATCTCATTACGCATATTCGCGGCAAATTGATTAACTGCATCGCCCAGGCTTTCAACTGTCGCTGATACGCCTGTGACTTGTGAAAAACGGATCAAGCCATCATTAACGGCTTGTTGGTATTCCTCAAACTGATCCACCAGCTTATTGTAATCAACTGCCCCATCATCAAGCAGCTTGTTGATTTCCGCCACCAGGTTATCTGTAGTGGCAATGACACTCTCGTGCAGTCGCTTTGACAGGTCATCACCCGGATTCCGTTTCTGTATAAGAGCGATTTGTGTGCGCAGCGTTTCAATTGCTGTCGAGATAATTTCCAGATTAGAAGTATCAGTGTGTTGACTCATTGCTGTTCCCGTCACTTTGTTAAATTAGTTTTCTAATATATTTTATTAGTTTGATGACGGTATCGGAAGATGCAATAAACAAAAAACCCGCTAATTGGCGGGTTTTTATGCAATTACTGTGTTGCAGCCTGATAAATAAGATACGCGATAAATACAGGTACGATGGCCCATTGCAGCAATGAAAGTAGCCTCATTCATTACTGTTATTGGGGTAACTCCATTCACGTATTGCTTCTCTGACATTTTCCCTAACCAACTAACCGACAACAGTGCCGAGTTTTCCCCCAATTCCAGCTCTCTGAGAGCTTCACGGATTAACGGCGCTGTCACAGCCTTAACCGGTGTGCTCAACGTGATACTCCGCGTCCTCCCCGCATCGTCAGCGAACGCCAGACTCACATAATATTTTTTGCTCAATGTACAAACTCCCAATCATCAGCGCTTGCACTTTCCGGGGTTATGTGAACCTTATCGCCAGTAACAATATTGCGAGCTTCAAAACTTCCATTGATACGTTTCGAGATCTCAATACATAGAGCCTGCTGCCATGAGCGACGACGAGCGATAGCATTAGTTCCTGCAGGGATAAGTTCTGCCACGTTAAGTAAACGCAAAACGATTTCTCCGTTTAATCAAGACAAACATATTCCGTGATAGCTTTTATGGCTTCAGCGGCACTGCGCGCCTCAAAGCAGTAGTAACCTGCTTCAGTGAGGCGAGTCATCCAGACGAGTTGTTCGGGAGTCAGGCGATTTCTCCCATGTTTCATCTCAATGCGCATTCCGTGGTATCCCCCGCAAGCAAGGTCTATAGAAAGATCGGGATATCCCTTCTTTTGGCCTTCTGCCACCATCTTTATTGCCGTCCTTATGCCTCGCAGACCGCCGTTTGGAGTGGCGTGAGTATGCTCATACACATAGCGCATATTGCGATACAACCAATCCAGGACGCGAACCTGTTCGTAATGCTCATGGTTCCTTTTGATTAGATCTGGGTTTTTCTCCAGTTCTCTGAGAGCTGCGGCATGTGGGGATGTTTCAGAATATTCACTGCGACGCCTTCTTTTTCGCGCTATTTTTCTAACACACCCATTGATAGTAAATAAGCGAAATAATAACAACTACGTTAGATTTGTAAAACAAGAGAGATACTACTCAAGGATGGGCTATATGCAACAGGTCGGATTTGCTTTTAGAGTAAAAAGTGACCTTAATCAACAAGGAGGGTAAATCGCATGGCATTTACCCAACTTGTTATTTTTAAAGGTTTATTTTATCCTGTTCGGATATTTCTGTGATTGTCTTGTCGATTGCGATCAACCACCCTTCATAGGTTAAATCATCAACAAGCTCTACCAGTTTGTCTTCTGTATGAGGGAAGTATACCCAGCTCCAGCTCGCTGGGTTTTCTGCTTTTCGCAGCGTAAAAACCTTCTTGTAACGGTGGAACTCAAGGACATACCCCTTCGATATGGAATATTCCTTTAGGTCTTCGACCGTAAACCTACGATTCTTTCGCATGGCTACCCCATGATTCGATATTTCTCTATAGACTCGTCGTAACTTGTGTACACGTATGGCTCTGTATCATCAGCATAAGGTGCGACTTCCAGAGCATGAACGGGATTGTATACCGCGTCATTTTCCAGGCGATCGCTCGAATACAGATGCCCAGCCAAAACCGTAAGCGCCGGGCGACTCATTTTGTAGATCTCTGCCACATCACTATCTACAACTTGTCCAAATGATATGTCGCCGCGCTCCAGCAATAACGTTTTAAGCGCAGGCCACCACGGCCCATAAAGGTGATAAAGCTGTGGATCTCGTTTCAGCCTTTCCACCATGCCATTCAGATATGCATCCAGAAACGCCTCTTCACTCCTGCCATTGAGCGCCTGCGGCAAAATGTCCTCAAGGTAGGATTCCGTCGGTTTTACAGTGTCAATTAATGTCGTCATTCAAATTCGGCCCCGGTTGGGGCCGCTCCTTATCTGTTAGGCCGCATCGGCGATTATTTTACGCAGTTCATCTACCGAGTAACGCGTAGATACCATCCATGCAGGACGGTCAAAGTTCACATCAGCAACCGGGTTTGCTTCAAAATTCCAGAAACGCCCGCCAATCTTCTTAATCGCGTCTTTGGCGTTCCGTATTGTCGAGGAACCTGGTTGGTCGGCAATGAGATAAACCGCGCCAACGTCCTCGCTGACGCTCCACCAGCGCCCGCGAACACGCGCCTTAGCGCGAATCGGCTTATCATTAACCACAATGATATAGTCATCATTCGCCGCTTCATCAGCTCTGGCTTCAGCCACTGCCGCCTGCTCTTCTCTTTTGCTTTCAGCCTGCTCAAGCCTTTCCGCGATCTCTGATTCAGTGGCCCCGCCGTTTTTCAGCGATACATAATCCTGCCACGTTGCCGATTTGAGCGTATCCGGCAACTCATTCACATAGTCGCCGTCTTTCAACTCACGGGCGCGGCGGGTAGCCATTTCTACCAGGCGATTAACAGAAACAGCATCAGCAAAATCGTCCTTACTAATGTATTTTTCATCAAATGCATTGATGACAGCCCCCACCTTAATCCACTGTGCTGCCGGTGATTCCAGGGGGTTATCAGCCTGAACAATGGCGAGTTTCGCTCCATCTACCCCATTATTCGCCAGCTGTTCCAATGCCGCCCATCCATCTGCATCACTGAGTGATTTATATTGCTCAAACAATGCATCGCGCCAGGCCACCAGCGCAGAACGTGTTTTTTCGATCTTCGTCTTAATTTTCGCTATCTTGACCTGATTAAACATCCGTTCAATATCATCGATATTGCTAAAGGCTTTCATCCTGCCCTGGAATAAACGGTATGCCAGCACGGTCCTCCAGAATGATTCCAGACCTTCTCCGGACGGTTTGCGGAACAAGCTAAGAATATCTTCAGAAGTGACTTTATTAAGCGAACGACCTGACAGACCACGCCCAGCCATCCAGTTTTCCGAGTAGGCAGCCTGACGGCTGCGGCTTGTCATGGTCTGCAATTACCGTTATAAAAACAGGCAATGTCATTGTCTTTCAGGTGGTTATATGGC